TCTTGAATAGAATCTATTGTATAAATTATTAGTTGTATAGCTTGTATTTGGATAAGTATAGTAAACATGCTTAGGTAATCCCCAGTTATAATCCTTTGTTGGATTGTATGGGTTATCATTGTGACCTACATACGGATAATAATTGTAGTTTGTAGTTCCTGTTGATGTGATAAGATTCCATGTACCAAAATTCATGTTAACTAATCCACCAAAGTATAAAGACCTTATTTTTACTTTAAGAGGTTGTATTTGATTATTATCTTCTTTGTAGAATTTAGGAATAACAAGTCCATTTTGTGTATTACCTACAATCGGAGTACCTGCATAAATAACATCTGTTTTTATTGTAGGCTTTACAAAGTCACTTACATTGTCATGGAATGCAAATCCATAATTCTCTTTATAGGTTTCTGTATAATCTTTGTTGTATTTATCTGAATCCGATTGATAAGTATATTCGTATCTCTTAGCATCTAATAAACCAACAGGACCAACCTTATATTTACGACTTAAATCTAATTTATCACTCCAATCTAAATTACCTGAATAAAAATCCTCTCTTGGCTCGATAATATAATTCTTGTCATTGTTAGGGTCAACCTCCATGTAAAGATTATGAAGTTTAATCTCACTTGTTAGAAAATCTAACTGCTTTACTTCTGTTGGCAATGTTTTATTCATTTCAACAGTCATGCCCTCCTGAATGTTATAATCAACTAATTTAGCATTAAAGAATGAGCCTGTTTTAATATACACATCAATAGATACAGTACCTGTTGATATTGGATTATTTGAAGCATCTAATAAATTCACATTAAATAAATAATCAACTGTAAATTTCACATTCAATGGATTATTTACCCATCCAGTTGTTTGATGTATTATTGAATGCTGATATACAAAAGATGTAAATACGTTTTGAGGTGTTGGAGGTCCTAAATATGAACTTATAAATATTGTTTGTATTGTACTGCCTATGGTTAGATTTATATTACCACTATACTGACATGAAGCAGCAGCAACCGAAGTATTAAATACTAAATAGAACTCAACTACTGAATTATAATTCCTTGATGGTAAAAATACATTGGGCGCCCAAGGATAAGATACAAATCCCGTAGTATTATTATAAGCATTACCTGCATCATTAAATGGAGGTGTTGAATCGTCATTAAATATTAAATTGTTTCCTATTGATGGCGGTACAGGTACACCACTTATAACATTAGGATACCATATTAATTGAGTACTTGAATAATCTAATGGAATGTTAAATGTCTGTTCTGTTAATGTCCTACCTGCATAAAACTCATTATTTGCAACATCGGTATCTGACATTGATAAGTTTGGATTAGTTGCAGGTAATACAAAATTAAAATATTCATTACTACTTAAGAAATTAGATGTATAAGTATATCCTGCTTTAGCAAATATATCATCTAATAGCCATTTCTTTCTTAATGCAGGTCTAAAATCCTTTACATGGAATGTAGTTTGGCTCCCTAAATTTCTACCATAATCTATCAATCCATAAACAAACATCGGTGAGAATGGAGCGGTCCATGTAGCTATTAATTGTGCTTCATTCAATATGTGGTCACCTGAACTTAAATCAATATCATAAGCACTATCAACATTACCTGTTATTAGCTTATCACCTATCTCAATAAATAAATTTCCTAATGTACCTGTTGCTGATGTAAAATAAGTAACCTCTTTACTTAAAGCATCTACCTCAATATTCAGTAATTGTAAGTCTCCTTTTAATTGTATTTTCTCATTTACATAATATCTAATACCACATTTTAATCTTGGATCAAATGTCGTTAATTCTAAATTAATCTTCCAAATTAAACTAAAGAATCTATCTACCTCCTTTGTACCTGGAAATGTAATGGTCTTACTAAATGAAGCATTTCTCTTGTCAGGACTTCTAACATCGGCTATTAATAAGTTTAATGAAATAGGTATCTCTTGAATATAACTTACATCGTATTCAGCACCTGTTTGGTCGATTAGTATTACTTTTATATTATTAGCCACGTTGTCTATGGTTGTTAAATGTATAGCTTAAATCGAATGATAGCATTCTCCTATTCTCATTATTCTTTTGAATATAATTGCCATTAGTTATCTTAACTGCTATATTAGGTGTTGAACTACCTAAATCTAATCTAATATCAGTTGAAGCAAATAAATCACGATGTCTATCGAACTCAGTTTGAGTTAACCAATCACTATTAAGTTTTAATGAATCGGTTACTGTAATACCTTGAGTTTTTTCTAACATCATGGATGGATTATAAGTCATTACATTTGAAACCTCATTCCAAGGATTCTGTTTAAATGTAGTTGCTGACTTTGTAGATGTTTTTTCAGATACTTTACTACAATGTAATGTATCATAACCACCTTTCTGATTAAGATAGTGCAAAGTATAAACTGTATATTTAGGTGAACATTCTATTGTATTTATTCCAAATTTTATAGGTCTTGGACTTGCTGCTATTGATATTTCATAACTTGCAACCGATGAAGTAATAATCGGATAGATACCTGTTACCAATCCTGAAGCTATTGATGTCAATCCCTTAACTCCTATGTCAATACATTGATATTGGTCTGCTATTAATCCTGTAGTTGCTGATGGTCTTGCTATTGTTGAAGTTCCTATAAATCCACCATTAGCATCATAAGTATTAATATTTATTGATGGTAAATCTGTTGTGTTTCCAACTGTACCTAAAAAATATAAATAATTACTTCTATCATTATAAACTTTCAAACCTCCTACAGTAGTTAAAAATTTAAAATTAGAAGTAGTATTATTGTATAAATAATCGTCAGCATTGTAATAAGCAAATGTTTGTGTATCTAACCCTGCATTCCATACATTGTAAGTTAAATCAGTTCCTGAAGCGTATGTCGGAGTACTACCATAAGTTTCACCGATATTAACTGTTATTTTTCTATAAGAGTTAACACATTTCTGCCATCCATAAGTATTACCACTAAAGAAGTTAACCATGTATTTCTCGGCATAAGTACCTGCATCAAAGTAAATTTTATTAGTTCCGTAAACAGGCTCTACCTGTTCAGTCCATTGAGTTGATGTCGTTACATCGGTTACTTTAACTGTAAATTTAAAATTAGGTTGAGCAGTTTGGTTAGAACTTGCAATAAACCAATTCTCATTATAAGCAGGTGTTGCTTTAGTCGTTGATGGAGTTTGTAATAATGATACTGCCATTTTATATTCCTGTTAATTGTATTGTTATATCTTTGCCTATTATCTTGGCCACATCCTGCTCTAATTTATCTATCCTACCATCATTAATTACTCTATCTCTAAATGGCTTAGGTTTGATACCAAAATTGCCTATCTTTCTTTGAATTAAGAATGTTAATTGATTATATTTACTTTCTTTAGCAGATTTTAAAAATGCCTTTTTTACTTTTTTAGTTTTTAATGTTTTTGATTTATCCGATGTCCTTTGGCTTATTCCATCAGGCTTTATTCCTGTCTTTTTAATCCAATCTAATATAACATCGCTTGGTGGTGCTTTTGGATTAGACTTTGCACCCGGTCTATTATGCCATCTCTTTTTCTTACCATTCCTACCAAATTCAATTATTTGCCAATACCAATCAGAAGCATTAATGTCTAATATTAAAGAACTTTTATCTTCTTTAACTTTAGGATTAAATTGTAACGCTGCTTGTTGAACTCTACCAAATCCACTCCCATCCTTTAAAGCCTTATTCATTGAAACTTCAAGATCCTTTGCTAACTGAATACCAAAGTTATCTAATAACTGCTTTAACTGACTTTGAACACTATCTGCCATTATTTAATAGTTTAATTCTGTTTAAATGCTCTTCCATCTGTGCTTTCTCCTTTAAATAACTTAATCTATTAAGAAACCTAATAACTTCCCATTCATATATCGCATCTTCAATTATTGGATTACCTTCACTCATTTCAATGATTATATGTTGCCATCCCCAATATCGCTCAAAATCCCCTCTTGGATTAATTCCATTATCTCCTCTATCCTCTCCTGTATTATTTTCTCCGCTTCCAAATAAGCTACCGAAGTTTTGCTCAAGTGCAGTAATGCTCTTAAACAAAAAAAAACAACCGGATATATATCTGCAATGCTTTGCTTCTTTAATTCTTTAGCTAATTCTTTGTGATATTTATCACTATATTTAAAACCTTTCCAGGTTAGTTTCTCATAACATAATGCACCAATATCACATAGATTCTCAATAGCCTTATTATCTTGCATTAGAGTTGATATACTTACATATCTAGCAGTATTTAAATTCTCAGCATCGGTAGTTGCTCTGTATAAATTACCTTTAATAAATAAGTATTTTTTTGGATTCTTATTCCATTTTTGGCTCTTTAAGAAAGATAGCAATACAAAGTATCTTCTAACTTTCTTTATTTCAATGGCTTCAATCTCAGCAACTGAAAGTCCTGAAAGTATTGAAAGTATCTTTACTTGGTCATCTAAATCACCATTAATCAATGGCTCAATCTGTTGATACTCTTCTACTTTAAGTTGCTTATAAGATGTTGGTATTCTCATATATATTAAATTACAATATTTATAAAATATTTGTGTATATTTGTTAAGTTGTTTTGTTGTTCTATGAGGGTAGGTTTGTTCATGTTTTCCTGCCCTCTTTTTTTACATAAAACTATACTTACCTGTATTCTTTCCTATCTTATTCAATGCTACATATCTAATCGCATCAATGGTATGGTTGTTATAATCTACAGGTACATTAGGCTTACCATCTACCCATTTATAAGACCTAAATTCCTTAATCACATTAACTGAATCACGAGTAATGTTTATCTTAAATCCTTTTAGTGTATCTATTGAGTTACGAATACTATCGGGTCCTTTGTTTGCACCATCGACATTAAAACCACCACGTCTTAAATCTTCAATAGACTTTGGCTCAGCACTATCTGCAATAATGTGCATCTGTTTTGTAATACCTAAATTATGTAACTTGTTTATTATATCGGAGTTTGTTAATCCTGTTTGATAGATTAGTTCTTTAATGATTAATTCACCATTATGTCTGAATACTTTTACTAATGTTGTTGGGTCTTGAGTAAAACCAAAGTCCATACCAAGTCCTATTAATTCTGCTTCAATCGGCACATCGTCTATTATATCAAAGTTCCTGAATATCAATCCTTCAATCTTACCAGTTAATCCACGAGCATAGACTTTAAATAGTTCCATGTCTTTGAATCGTAACCCTTCAATCTTATCTCTTATCTTTTGTGGAACAAATGGATTGTGCCGATGGTCACTAATAAATAGCTTTGTATTCGGTTGTTTAAGTAATTGCTCATGTACCCAAAACTCAGCATTAGGATTATAATCAATGTAAACTTGTTTCTTAGTCCTCATGTATAACTCATTGAATATATCATAGCTTATACCTTGTGCTTCATTGATAAATAGATAATCTCTTTTACCTGACTTTGCACCTTGTGAATCTTCGTAAGATTTAAACTCCATTACACTACCGTTAATGAAAGTAAATATCCTATCTGATTTATTATAATCAG